GGCCGCTGAGTGAGCCGTAGCCCTGCCGAAAGTTTGTCATGGCTAGGCCATCGCCTTGCAGTTGCTGGCCGAGTTGCGCACTGTTCCACGGGTCTAGGCCGATGCCACGGATTCGGTACTTTAAAGCCAGGGCGTTGATGTCACGCCGCACGTGCTCGAAGTCCGTGACGTTGCCTTCGGTCATATTAAGAAAGTGCTGCCGCTGCCACGTGAGATACGGCACCTTGTCGCGCCGCTCGCGCTGGTGGGCGTTGTCGCTTGGAATCCAAAAGTGGGGCTCAACCCAGAAGGTGCCATCGTCCAGCGGGAAGATCAGCACAAACGCAGTGGTGTCGAACGTCGTGGCTAAGTCGAGCCCGGCCCAGCACTCACGCCCGGTAAGATCCACGGGGCAGGGCTCGTTACCCTGCGCCCAATGATCCATCCGCAGCCAGCGTGTGCTTTGCTCCGTCCACTGGTTTAAAAAGAGTTGGCGGAAAACATTTTCGTACGTCGGCATCTCTACCGCACGGGCGCACTCGCTCCGCAGGAAGTCCATCTTCACGGACACGCCGAGGTTTGGGTTTGCCTTCTGCCACGTCTCTTCAGACTTCCAGTCGGCCTTGATGTCGGCGGCGTAGATCGCAGGCAGGAAAGTCTCGTCCGTGATCGCTCCGCTCTGCACGGCGAGTGCGTACTGCCATAACTCCCAGCACACTGACTTTCGGTCGTAGCCAGCAGTGGTAAGCGCGACGGTGAGCGGCTGCCGCCGCGCCCCTTGACTCGACAGCATCACCTCCCACATCTCGCGGTTGCTCACGTGGAGCTCGTCAAAGATCACGCCGTGAGCGGATAGGCCATGTTGAATGCCGGCCTCTGCACTCAACGCCTTGTACGTGGCATGCGTTGACTCCCGCACGATGGCATTGCGGTAGACCTTCAAGTGCTTCCGCAGCACCGGCGACTGCTCGACATAGACGCGCGCCATGTCGAACACCAGGCGTGCCTGGTCCCGCGAGGCGGCGCAGGAATAGACCTCACATCCTGGCTCGTCTTCCATGAGCAGCTTCAATGCGATGCCAGCGCACAGACTGCTCTTGCCGTTCTTGCGAGGGATCGCCAGCAGGCTTGTCCGCACAGTACGCTTGCCGCCGGAAGTGCCAAACAATTTTCGCACGTAGTCCTGCTGCCACGGCTCCAGCAGGAACGGCTTGCCGCCGAGCTCGCCCTTTGCGTGCGTCAGGTAGTTGTGGAAGAACTCGACCGCGAAGCAGCTGCTGCAGTTGCCGCAGGGCTTAGCCAGCGAACACGCGAGCGTCCCGGTCGTCCGTTTCCTGCTTTGGCTCTTCGACATGCAGCGATGTCCTAGCTGACGGGTTCAGCCCGAAGTCTTGCTCGAGCTGCCGCATCTGCACGGCAAGCTTGTGGGCAATCGAAACCTCAGGCCGCTGGGCGACGTACTTCACATCGCCCTTGTCGTTCAGGATCGGGTACGTGTCGCCGTCGGCCTTCAGTTTCGCCCGCACTGCAAGCCACCATTCGTACGTGTCGCAATACCTGGCGAGGGCTTCAACGTCTGCCTGCGTCATCACCTTCACGGCCTGGAGCATCGGAAGAAGCTCAGCCCAGCGGGCGGCGGCCACGTGCCCGAGGTACGCCGGCATAGTAATGCCATTGGCCGGCGGTGCGGGCTCGTTGCGGTTTAGAGGGCGGCCCCCTGGATTGCCGCGCAAGACCTTGAGTTGCGTTGGCGTCGGCCTCGGGCCACGTTTTCCCATCGCTTTACCGATCCTTCCAAGTCAAGCCGCAACTGCCCCCAGCTGCGGGCTCGCTTTTTATTGTTGCATTTACGGCACAGGCACTGCGAGTTAGGGAAGACATTACCGGGTGTGCCTTCCTCAGTAAGCGGCACGATATGGTCGTGCTCTGCGTTGCGAGGGTCTGGCCGGCGGGTCTTTGTGTCGATGATGTATTCACGATTGCAGTCAATGCGGCACATCTGGCATGCCCAGCCGTCTCGCTCAAGCACCGCACGGCGGGTGCATTGCTCGTCAAACGGCACACCCAAGAGCTTGCATTTTTTCCGCAGCGAAGTTCGCAAAGCACCTGCAGACGCTGAAGCCAGGTGCTTCTTGCTCCAGTTTTTTTGCGGCCTGTCTGATCCCCATCGGTGGTCCCATGCGCATTCACGGCAGCAGTATTTTCGACCGTCTTGCCCTAGTGCTGTTTTGCGTGGCCCCTGTGCTTCTCGTTCAATCTTTTTGCCGCATGCTGGATTTTGGCAGAAGCAATCTGGGAGCCGCATGTGCTCTGTCCTGCATTGCCAGGAGCAGCAACGGCGGCCCTTTGCATGCTCGGATGGCGTCATCGTAAATTCCCTTCCGCATGTTGTATTTGCGCACACGGCTTGAAAACGAGTTCTTTTTGATGCCGTTCGGCATGCAGCAGAGCATGTTTTTTGCTGCTTGCGGTTAGTGCAGAACGAACGCCCGCAATGCTCACAAGTTTTTGCGCGTCGCTGTTTTTTACTGGCTGCTGGTGACATTTCCGCAGCATGCGGGTGGTGTCAAACAGCCGGCCTACCCCCTTGCGATTACTTGCGTAAATGAACGCAGCACAGGCGACCGGGGTTTTTATTCGGCAAAGTTGGGGTGGTTCGACCCACCCTGCCGTCGCGCCGTCGCCGGCTCCGGCCGGTCGGCTGGCTGCGTTTCGGCTCGCGCGGCACGGCAATTTTGCTCGGCTCGCGTCTTTTTTCCGTGGCAGCGCACGCACAGGCACTGCCCATTGGCCACGTCGTATCTCGCACCACCTTCGCTCACTGGCACGACGTGGTCTGCGTGTGCTTCTCTCTTGTCGCCACACACGCGACCGCAGGAGGCACAGGCCCAGGCGGCCCGTGTTAATACGGCAAGCCTCCAAGCCCTGTGTGCCTTGTCAGTGTACCCACGCTGGTATGCGTTGCCCCTCGCACTCTCGTCCCTGCGTCTGCGTTGCAACGCAAGGCGAGGCGGCCGATAGGCGGGCATGCGTTGTGGCATAGGGGGGGGTCTACGCTGCTGGCACGCCGGGGGGGGCGTCAGCTCTTAAACATCACGAACCCAGTCGTGCCCGTGCTGTTCGTGGTGGCCGACACGATCTTCAGGTACTCAGTGCCAAACACTTCATCGGGCAGCGAATACGCCCGGCCTTCCGTGCTCGAGGCGGCGAGCGTCAGGTCTGCCACGCTGCCGTCGCTCTTGTACAACCTGCGGAACGCACTCGTAGGCGTCGGCGCTGCCCACATTTGCAGCGTGCTGGCGCTGGTGCTGATCGTGCCAATGGAGAGCACGGCCCCAGCCACGTCACGCATATCGAGCGTGGTGGCCAGGCTCGTGGCCGTGTGCAGTGTGATGTCGAGATCGCGGCACTTGCGAAACAGAATGGCGTCGGGCATAGGGGATCTCCTGTGCTTCTAGGCTAGGCATGGGGGCCGCAATCCTTGCAGTGGGCGAGGCCGTCTCTCGCCGCAGTAGCGCACTTCAGGCCACGAACAGCGGCATCTTCGCCTTCGACTTGGCGATCCGCTGCTCTGCTAGCTCGATGTATTCGGGATTCAGTTCGCAGCCGATCCCGCTTCGGCCGAGCTCTGCCGCGACGGCCAGCGTAGTGCCGCTACCCGTGAACGGGTCCAGCACCGTGCCGCCCTCTGGGCAGCCCGCCAAAATGCACGGTTCCACGAGAGCAGGCGGCATGGTGGCAAAGTGAGCGCCTTTGTACGGCCTTGTCGTTACGGTCCAGACTGACCGCTTATTTCGCGTCGTTCCTGCCCACGGCACCGATCCCGCTACGGCCCCGCTGGTTCGGCCTTGCGTGTCGGCCGGAACGCCACGGTCGCTAGCTGGCCTCCGCTCCTTGTTGCCGCTACGTTTCAACACAGCCTTCATAGGGCCGTTCGTCTTGCCTGGGACTCTATCGCTGCCTGCTTGCTCGCCCCATGTGGACTGCGAAACACGGGCCACGCTGGATTCGGAAACAGGCTCGCTGACCGCCTCCGCGTCATAGTAATACCGCTCGCTCTTAGTGAGCAGGAAAACGTATTCGTGTGCCTTGGTGCAGCGATCCCGCACGCTCTCGGGCATCGGGTTGGGCTTGTGCCAGATAATGTCCTGCCGCAGCCACCAGCCGTCCGCCTGGAGGGCGAAGGCGACACGCCACGGGATTCCGACGAGGTCTTTCTCTTTGAGTCCGTCTATCTTGTTTGCTCGCCTCGCCACACCCTTTTCTTTATCAGTTGGCTTGCCGTTGTCTCCGTTGTGAAAAGATTGCTTGTTTAGCGCCCCGTTCCACCCTGGCCTGTAGTTGTAATAGCTGTCGCCCAGGTTCACCCAGCAAGTCCCATCCTCCCGCAGCACCCGCCGCACCTCGCGGAACACTTCCACCATGCGAGCGACATATGCTTCCGGCGTGGACTCCAGGCCGATCTGCCCGTCGTGGCCGTAGTCACGCAGACCCCAGTAGGGCGGCGAGGTCACGCAGCAGTGGACGCTGGCGTCGGGAAGCGTTCGCAACCCTTCGATGCAGTCGCCTTGGATGATCCGGTGGGAGGCCATGCCCCGAACATACGCGCGATGTCCAGTTCTGAAATGCCCTTCACGACCGTCTCTAAGGTGAAGAGCGAACTACACCAGCGGCGGATCGGGCGGCAGCAACGCCACCGCGTCGGCCCATGGCAGAACCTCAACGCTCGCACCTAGCACGGCCTTATCCGCTGCGGCCCACATGGCATGGAGAAGCCCGCCGGGTTCGATCTCGGTGAGAACGTCGGCGCATAGCATGAGCCGCCCATCCGTCAGCACGC